TTAGGTATTTTAGTGAACAGAAAAATTTTGATGAATTATTTGCTGAGGTATGTAAAAATTTAAAAATTAATGTAGAAGATTTTGATAAAAAATATATGTATTCATTTGTTATGCAACATCCAGATAATCGAATTGTTATACCGATTAAACTCATGACATTATATCTAGTATCAATTTATGAAATAGATGGTTTAGTTGTAAATGAAATTCCACGAGAAAATTATGGTACACTTAATTTAGATCATGTATTTTGTAAATTATGGTTTCCATATAGATTTTATATAGATTCATTTGATAATTTATATAATACTTTTGGTACTATGAATTGTGATTTTAATAATATTGGTATAATGATTAAAAGTTTTGATGGTCGTAGAAGTAAAATAATAGCACCATCATATAGATATTTAAAAGACCTGAGAGGAAATTATAGTAAACTACAATTTCAATATCTTAATCTAAGACGAGATAATAAGGTAAAAGAATATTTAAGATATTTTCCAGAATCAGGTAAAAAGTTTTCTGAATTTAGAAAACATATTCATAATTTTACAGATACATTATTTCAAAATTATATAAGTTGTTATATAAAAAAAGAATATCAACTAATAAACTATCCTGAGAATTTTCGTACACATATGTTTAATATTCATAAGAAGTATCTAGAAATGCGTGAAAGTGGAAAATATATTAGCAAGCAAAATGTTGTAGAATATGTTAATAGCCTAGATCCATCATTACTAATGTATTCATTAAATTATTCATTAAGAGAACTAGGAAAACAATTATCTAATTAAAAATATAATAATTTTGAATAATTAATATTATTTAATAGTATTAATAAATATTAATTATATTATAAGTAAATTTATGGTTTTTGTACGGTAGTAGTTTTTGGTTTAGGTTTAATACTAATACTTTTTTTAGAAGAAGGTTTAGTTTGGGATTCTGGTACAGAAATAACAGGTTTATCAACTAGTTCAGCAGGTAAGCTACTACTAGAAGGGATAGATGTTTTAATTGCAAATGCTTCATCTGGATGTAATTCTCCAAAGTGAGGTAGTAATTTTTTAAAATAAGTAATTGCAAAATCTATACTATTATTAATATAAGTTACAATAGTTGGTTTATCAACTTCGGTTGTGAAGGCAATTCTAATAATACTAGTATTAAGATGAGGATGAGGTTTATTAAATCCACAGAATGTAAGTGTTTTATCGCCAATATAATAAAGTTGATATAATGAGTATTCAATTATTTTTCCAATTGTAAAATCTTCATTATTTAGAGTAATGTCAAAACAGTTTTGAACAGTATTTTCACTAGGATTAATTAAGTTATTTGATGTAGAATAAATATCTTTAATACTAAATAATTTATCAAGAATAATTTTAATAGCTTTGATAACGATTTCAGTGTTAGAGAATACGCCTAATGATTTGATTTTGAAATCAAAACTGTCTGGAATATAAATTCGTTTAGCATCAAGATTTAGCCAATCAGTAATATGATATTTAATATCTTCATCGCTAGAATATTTTGATTGTAATTCTTCTAATTTAGTCTGTTTAGCTTGATCAATAGCGTATACATCAGGTGTATTACTATATGTACATGTAGATACTACATTAAAGGAACCATTTTCTTTAGCAGTACCAATAGTAAATTTAGCAGATATCTTAATATGTTCGCCCTGACTATCTTCAGAGAAAGCAGGCTTTAATTTACAAAAATCAATATATTGTTTAGAAATAGGATTGGGTGGAAATATTTGAATTAATGTATCATCAGATAAGTATTTATCAGTTTTTAGATTTTTAATTTTAAAATCAGCAGTAGTAACATAAATTAGTTGATCATATGTATTTTTAACATCAATTTCAAGAAGATAATCATCAATATTAATATCTAAATCTTTTATAAAGATTGGTATACAAGATAAACGCTGTTTTAAAATTTCATTATTAAATCGTGTTGTATTAATTTCAAATTTAGCATCATTTTTTTCATACGGAAAGGTACGAATTACAACAGTAGGAATATCAGATAGAATAGTTCGACGTAAAGCATTTGCAAAACTAACATTAATTCCACTAATAGTAAACTTAAGAAGATTATCTTTTTCATTCATATCCATAACAGAAGGTTCCATTTTATTATATATTATAAATAATAAATTATTAAATCAATTTTTAGTAAAATAAGTTAAAAAAATTAATCAATCTATTATAAATAATGAGTTATATATTATACTATAGTAACTATTGTAATAATAGTTCTCAAATAATTCAAAAATTAGCAACATCTCAATTAAAAAATGATATACATTTTATTTCAATAGATGATAGAATAAAACGATCTGATGGTACAACATATATCAGATTAAAAAATCAACAAGAGATAGTTTTGCCACATACAGTAGATAAAGTTCCAGCCTTATTATTATTAAATAGAGGAAATCAGGTAGTATTTGGAAATCAGATATTAGAACATTTACAACCAGTAAGAACAGGTGTACAAGAGAGAATGGTAAATAGAGAACCAATGGCTTTTTCATTAAATGATATGAATAGTTGTGGTGTAACATCAGATAATTATAGTTTTATAGATCAGACAATAGAAGATTTATCAGCAAAAGGGCAGGGAGGGATGAGACAATTAAGAAATAATGTAACATGGGAGACAGTAGATAGTATAGAAACACCTCCAGACGATTATGTTCCAAATAAAGTAGGCGAAGTATCTATGGAACAACTACAAAAACAGAGAGCAGAATCATTAAAACTATAAAACTAATATAAAGAATTAATTTTATAAGTTATATAAAATGAATAAGTCAGAAATAATGGGTGGTTTTAATAATCATTTAGCTGAATTATTAGAGTCATTAATTGAAATTATACCAGAAAATAAAGAATTAAAAGCAGCTCTAGCATCTCTTGTTACAATAAGAAAAGCTAACCCAAAATTAACTATTATCAGTTGGAAACACTATGTATTAGACAAATATGAAGAAAATATAATGTCAGGTGATGTAGAATATTTTTTAGAAAAAGATTATTCTGATGATGTAAAAGACACAGGTGATGCGGCAAATATTTTAGATAAAATTATTGTAATAAAAAACACGATGAAAGGGTTAGATGAAGCTAATTTAGATAAAACAGTAAGATATTTACAAAATTTAACAAAATTATGTAAAGTATATTTTTTACAACAATAAATATTTAATATATTTAAACATAATGTATTAAATATTTATTATAAATATGGTAGAAATAAGTGAAGAAGATAATTTAAGTGATGATAATAGTAAGATAGAAATAAGTCAAGATTTTATAAAAGTTGTGTGTGATTTAACACAAGATTTAATGACAACATTTTCAGATATTTTAGAAAAGACTGAAAATCCTATCAGAGAGATAGCTGAAGCAATTAAAGAAGATAGTGGTCGTGTAGATAGACTAATTAAAGTAGTCTATTTACATTGTAGAAATAGTTTTCCTCAGTATTTTTTTGATATTTTATATGAAAATAATGATATGTTTGTTAACAATAGAGAGTTATTTTTACTTCCTAATATAGATTTTGTGGAGTTATGGAAAACAGATATTACAGATATGACAAGAGCAACTATTTGGAAATATTTACAGTTAATATTATTTACTGTTGTATCGGATGTTAATACGGGTGAGTCGTTTGGGGATACAGCCAAATTATTTGAAGCAATTAATACTGATGAATTTAAACAAAAGATAGAAGCATCATTAGAAGAGATGGAAGCAGTGTTTAAACAGAAGAGAGAAGAAGTAGATGAAGAGAATGAAGGTGAGGAAAACAGTATTCCAATGGATTTACCAAATGCAGAACAGTTACATGATCATATAAATAAGATGATGGGTGGTAAAATTGGTTGCTTAGCAAAAGAGATAGCAGAGGAGACAGCAGGAGAATTAGATATAAATATGGAAGATGCATCATCAGTGAATGATGTATTTAATAAATTGTTTAAAAATCCATCAAAGTTAATGAATTTAGTTAAGAATGTAGGTACAAAATTAGATTCAAGAATTAAAAGTGGGGAAGTAAAAGAGACAGAATTATTACAAGAGGCTTCCGAATTTGTAGCAAATATGAAAAATATGCCAGGAATGGGTAATTTAGAATCACTATTTTCGAAAATGGGAGTACCAGGTATGGGTGGTGGAGCAAAGATGGATATAGGAGCAATGGGTCGCAAGATGGAACAAAACTTAAAAAATGCAAAAATGAAAGAGAGAATGCGTAATAAATTAGATAAAAAAAAGAATGAAACTAATGTATCTGAAAATAAAAATATTGAAGGATCTCTAGTAGATAAAGGTATGACAGAGCTAGGGATGCAAGAATTACTCTATTCATTAGGTGAACATGCAGAAAAGACACCAGCAGAGAATAAACCAAAAAATAGAAATAGAAAAAAGAAAAAGCCACCAATTGTAACAGTAGATCCAGTAAAAACTGAAAATAATGTTGATATAAATTAGATTCTAAATAAAATAATAAAGAATATATATAATGACTACACCAGTTTGGTTAAATGATCCAAGAATATTATTAAGAAAAGATAAAATTATGGAAATATGGCCTAATCAAGATATGTCGGCAGAAGAAAAAGTAAATGCTGTGTCTAGATTAGTTATAATTTTAGTAATTATAGGTTTTTTGTTAACATTAAAATTAAATATATTTTTATTAGGTGCAGCGACTTTAGGAATAGTCTATTTATTATATTATTTTCAAAACAGAAGTATAAATCAATATAAAGAAAAATTTTCAAATAAATTATCTGGAGTATATCCTTTATTAACAGATCCAATAATGTATAATATGAATAAAAATCTTTTTATGAAACCAAGTCAATCAAATCCGCTAATGAATGTTACTTTACCAGAAATATATTATAATCCAGGACGAAAACCAGCAGCACCAACATTTATGCCAGAAGTAGAAACAAAAATAAATAAATCAGTGAAAGATTTTGTTACAGAACCATTTGATGATCCAAAAATAAAAGATAAATTATTTGCTGATTTAGGCGATGAACTTATATTTAATAGATCAATGTTACAATATAATGCTATGCCAAATACACAAGTACCCAATGATCAAGGAGCATTCCAAGAATATCTATATGGAAATATGATTTCTGCAAAAGAAGGAAATCCACTAGCTTTAGAACGTAATCATGCAGGAGCATATAATTTTACGAATCCTTGAGATAAAATATAATATAGAATAATATTATAGAATGAATTTCTCTACAGTAATTGATAGATTATTTGATGGAACTTCTAGAATAGGTAATGATGCATGTGATCTAACAAATAGAAATAAAGAAAATATTGCAGCAGCAGATTATATGCTAGAAAATTTTTCTACATTAAGTCCATTTAATAATGCTTTAAACTTAGCTTTTAATCAACCAAATATAGTTTTACAAGGTAGTCCAAAAGGAGGATTTAATAGTGATTATGTTGATGCAAATAATGTATTAACATTCGGACAAGGAACTAATATGAGAGAGAGAGGTTTAATACAGCAGAGAATATTTAATGCAGTACCATATTTAGGGAAAGGTCCTGCAAATACACCTTTAGAAAATACACTAAGAGGCGGTGCATATAATTTAAAATTAAAAAGTTTAGATCCTACATCAGAAGTAACAAATTTTAATCTTACATACACTCCTCTAATTCCCTCAGTTGAGGCAACTGTAACAAACCCAGTAAATTATGTTGAAACTGCAGCAAATGAAGATTGGGTAAGAGGTGGTATTCCCTCAAGACTTTTAACAAGAGGCGAAGATAATTGATTATAAATTATTAATATATAAATACTAATTATTGTTTATATATTAACATGTCAAAATTAGCATTTATAACAGGAATTACTAGACAAGATGGGTCATATTTATCTGAATTATTAATTAAAAAACAATATAAGGTTTATGGTATTGTTAGACGCAATTCTGAATTATTTAACTATTCTAGACTTTTATATATTCGAGATAGTTTAAATTTAGTATATGGCGATTTGACAGACAGTTTATCATTAAGCAATATAATCAATATCATATTAACTAACAATAAAGATTATAGTATTTTAGACCAAATGAAGTAGACATTTTATTAAGTGATAGTGAGAAGGCTAGAAAAAAACTAAAATAGAAACCAGAATACGATAATTTAGATAAGTTAATAGATAGTATGTTATAAACTTAAACCTAATGTTATATTTAAATAAAATGGAATATATAACAGATTTTGTTTGTACATATCACTTGATAGAAGATTTAGACGATTCTGATATGTTATATAAAACACAGTTAATGCAGGCATTTATACAAGATATTTCAAATTCTGAAATTAATATAGATGATGCATTTGAAAAAATAGATAAACAGACAGAAATTCTCTATAAAAAATATAATACTAATCGATTAATTATACAGTTAATGGATAAATATCCAAAATATGATCGAGAAATACAATTTCAGATGTGTTTTAGTTATTATAGTTTCTATATAATGCATAAAATTTTGTGTGGAATAATAAATAATAATTTAGAGGAAGATATATGTAAAGATTTAATTAATAAATTAAATATAGAATAATATATATATTTAATGCTTTGTGAAAATATACCAGGTAAAGATCCAAGATATTGTTGGGAGAGAGGTTGTACAAGTGATAAAAATAGTCAAGCAAATTATTGTTTAGAGCAAAAGGCACGAGCACAATTAATGGATCGTAGAATGTTTTATTATGGTCCAAATGGACATGCATTTAATCCTGCATTTCCAGAATTTGTAAGACAAGGTAGAATGCCTGCAAATAATTTTTCTTTTAATGCAGTAGATATTGAATCATCTCTATTTAATATAGGTGTATGTAATTTAGTAGAACCAAAATCAGCAATAGTGCCTAGATTTAAAGAAACTTTACCACCAATAGCATTTTTTGAAAGACCTAAATTAGTAAAACAGGAAACATTTATGCCATTATTAGATCAAAGACCTTGGCCAATTTGTCAAAATTATTCATAATTTATTATTTTTTAATTTAAAATAATAAATATTATATATAAATGGCATTTAGTAGAGATGATAATGCAAAAATTAGATGTAATTTAAATGCTTACAATAATCAATTAGGGTATATGGTAAATGTTCCTGGAAATGGAGTACATCCCGACTATTTTGTAGATCCACAGATTCGATTACAAAAATTTGGTGCTAATTTATCAGCAAATGTAGTCGATATAAATAGTAAATTACTTGGAATAGACAAACAACTAAATCGTGATCATTTTGTTCCAAATACACGTGATCACTATTTTAATCCGGTTTATAAGCGTTTTGTCTATCCAACAGTTGATCATACAATTACTGACCAGTCAAGAACAACTAATCCAGCATGGGAATTAAGAGGTTTAGAAAGAACTAATTGGGATTATCCTTTAATTAATTATCAAAACCATACTGAAATGATGTTTGCAAATAATATTAATTCAAGACAACAAGAAAAAGATCAATTTAGAAATAGATGCGGTATGTAAATGCGATATGTAATTATATATAAAAAATATTATAGTTTATATATAATGGCTGAAGTAGCACTACCAATTTTAGCTCTAGGAGGTTTATATATATATTCTAATTCTAGTGATAAAAATAATAAACGAGATAATTTTACTAATATGGGTGTGACTCCACATCCTAATAGAAGTAGTTTAAGTAATTTACCCAACACACATGTTATTAATCGAGATTTTCCAAAACAAAATCAACCAATTGACAAAAAGAATGAGAATTATATAAGAGAATATCATAATCCAAATCAAACAACAGATAAATTTTTTAATCAAAATGTATCAAAACGACTACTAGATCCAAATATTGCAGATCAAGAATTTAAAAGTATAAACGGTCAATGTTTTACAGCAAAAGATTTTAAACATAATAATATGGTTCCCTTTTTTGGTTCAAAAGTTACACAAGCTGGTCCTAATAGAGAAAATTATGCTATATTAGATTCTGCTGCAGGCGCAGGTAGTGAAATTATTAGAAAACAAGAAGCTGCCCCACTTTTTAAACCTGAAGATAATGTTCAACTAGCTCATGGTGCCCCATTAGCAACCGATTTTATGCAATCTAGACAAATGCCAGCCACACGTATTGCAAATGTTTTACCCTGGGAACAACAAAAAGTCGCACCTGGGTTAGGTTTAGGTTATACAACAGAAGGTTCCGGTGGTTTCAATTCTGGTATGACACATAGACAATCATGGTTGCCACCTACAGTAGATGATTTAAGAAGTAAGACTAATCCTAGAGTAACTTATAATTTAGCAGGGCATGAAGGTGCTGCAGTATCAGAAGTAAAAAATATGGGATCTATTGGACAAATAGAAAAGCATAGTCCAGATACAACATTTGCTTTAGGGGCAGATAGATGGTTCACAACTACTGGATCTAGTATGGGACAAATGTCTCATCCTAAACAGATGATGCCTGAAACTAATCATTGTTCTACTGAATATTATGGTTCAGGATCAAATGCAACACATCAAGGGCTTTATACTAAACCACATACTGAAGAACCTCATCGCATTGAACAAACAAAATGTACAAATATGAATCCTGCAACCGCTATGGGACAAGGACATGGAAATGATAACGATTACGGAAGAACCGGTTTTGATATTTTAAAAAATAATAGAACTGAATCTTGTAAATCAGATAATAATGGAGCATTTGGTGCAGTTAATTCAATTGTCAAAGGAATGTTTGCGCCAGTTATGGATGTTTTAAGACCTAGTCGCAAAGAAGATGTTATTTATAATGCTAATCAATTAGGTAATGTTCAAGCAGCCGTTCCAAATTTACCTTTAACTAATCCTAATGATAAACTTAAAACAACCAATAAAGAGATGACTGCTGATAAAATAGGATTAAATTATTTAAATGTATCTCATATAAATGGTAATGGTGGTGGAGGATATGAGGCAACAACTACTGTAGCAAAATCACAGCAAAGAAATTTTGGCGAGAGTGGAACTAGAGGCAATATAGGTAATACAATGAATGCTCCTATGGATATAACTGCTTGGAATGAGCAACACAATAATGTAAATAAAACTTATGAAAATTGGCCAATGCCTGGTGGAACTCAAGTATTTAGTGGAGATATTAATATGTCAATAAATAAACGTGATCAAGATAGAGTAAATAATAGATTAACTTCCCAAGATTTTATTAGCGTACAAAGTGTTCCACAGGATCCAAGTAAAAGTATTCCTTCTGCTGAAACATTTGGAAGAATTAATATGCCTCAACAATATAATCAAAATATAAGTACTCAAAGAATTAGCGGCGATATTTTACAAGCATTTAAATCTAATCCATACACACAATCATTACAGAGCTTTTAATCTTTTTATAAAGAATTATCTCTATTAGCATTATCTAATTTAGTTTCCCAATTGCAAGTATCTCGATATTTATCAGACTGTTTGTGACACCATCTATGTAAATTAGTAGTATTATCAATATAGTTTTTATTTATATAACTAGATATTCTAGTTATAATTTTAGGTAATCCAGTATAAAAATATACGGGTTTATTTATCTCAAATAATAGTTTTAACATTTTATTAAATAATAATTATGTATTTAATAAAGTTTAAGAAATATTATTTATAGTAAAATATGACAAATAATTTAGAAATTCATAAAAATATTGAGGAAAGATTAGATTATTTTATTAGTAACAGAAAAATACCAAATATATTATTTCATGGACCGAATGGATCAGGTAAACGCACACTAGTATATAAATTTATTGATAAGATATATAATAATAATAAAGAATTAAAACAAAATTATGTGCTTTTTGTCAATTGTGCACAAGGAAAAGGTATTAAATTTATAAGAGAAGATTTAAAATTTTTTGCAAAAACAAATATTAATTCACAAAATGGGAATCTTTTTAAAAGTGTAATATTATCTAATGCTGATAAACTTACTATAGATGCTCAATCAGCACTACGAAGATGTATAGAATTATTTAGTCATACAACAAGATTTTTTATTATAGTGGAAGATAAATTTAAGTTATTGAAGCCTATATTGTCACGTTTTTCTGAAATATATATTCCCTTACCAAAAATAGATAATAAACAAGTAAATTTACATAAATATAATATTCAAAATAGTGAAGTAAATAAAAATATAATATTAATAAAAAAATATTTAAATAATTTTTCAAAAACACCTGAAAATTTATATGAAATTAGTGAAAAATTATATAATAAAAGTATTTCAGGATTAGATTTAATAGATTATATAAATATTACTTTTAAAAATAATGAATATAAATTTAAATTATTAACAGTTATTTTGAAAATAAAAAGTGAATTACATAATGAATTGACTACTATAATGTTTATAATTAATTTACTCTATTTTAGTTCATTAGAAGATTTGCATTCTATTTTAGAAATATAATAAAATCTACACAAATTAACATTTTTATTTCGTTCGGCAACTATTTAGAAAATATTTTATCTATTTAATGGATGACTATTCTCTGACTAGTTTAACTGAATCAAAAAATGAATGGTGTGCACGTTTAGTATCTCTCTTAACACACCATATAGTAGTTGGCATTGAATCAATATTTAATGAAGCAGTTAATATTTGTGTTAATGAAGATGAAGAAAATAAATATTTAATGACATTTCAGAATTTATTAAGTACAATTCCAAATTGGAATCCAACAATTATTGAACACGAGAGAAAAAGAATAGAAAGTGATAGTGGATGTAAATATTTAGAAGATTTAATAACAACAGTACATATAATCCAATTAAAAGCTCTAACATGTATTAGAGTAGGTCAAAAGCAAAAAAAAATAGATATTAATATACCTTCAGTTGATAAATTTATTCATAATATTTATATTAATGTAGCTAGAAAATTATACACAAATATTTATCTATATGAAAAAGATTTATATCCATTACAAATACAAAAAAATAAACACGAAGTAGAAATTTTAGTAAAAGAAGCTATATTATCAACAATTAGAGATAATATTCCAGTAGAGAGAATTTTACAGTGTTATATGGAAGAAAATGAAGAAGTTGAAATTCCAAATGAAGTTCCTGTTGAATCAAAAGAAAATGTATTAACAACTGATATAGCATTAGATAAGCCAAAAATCGCTGATATTCCTGTTGATATTTCAGATAATCCTATACCAAGTAACTTAAAATTAGAAAAAATAGCAGAAGATCTTAAGTTAAGTGCTGAAAAACCAAATTTAGTAGATGATTCGAGTATTGAAATAGAAAAAAATATATTAAAAGAAGAAAAAGTTGAACTAGATCTAGGTGAACATTTATCGGCTAGTAATAACGTACCTGATATAATTGAACGCACAGAAAAATTAAGTATTGATTTTTCTGACAAAGATAGAGTAGTAGAATCGAATGGTAATGAAACAGAAGTTTTAGCACCAAAAGATGTAGAAACTCTAGAAAAGATATCAGAAATAAATACTGCAAAAAGAAAAGCGAAAGAAGAGGAAGAAGAAGATGATAAATTGAATATTGGTGGAGATGCATCTTTAGAATTAGATATTGTCACTCTCTAATAAATTCGTAAAATCTTAATAAACTAATTAATTATAATATTTATGGATAACATATATATTATAGCCTTGGCAGTATCAATTGTCTATGCAATATTTAAATTTTTTGAATTTAGATTTATTATTAAAGAGAATGTCAATTTAAAACAGTTAATGATAGATACTATATTAGTATACTTTAGTGTTATAATAGGATTTTTTATTATGGAACAATTTATTAGTAAAACTAAAGACTTGACACAGGCTCCTGTTTTTATTGATACTCCAAAATTTTAATAAAATAAAATTATATATGACAAATTCAGAAACACTTACTTGGCATCAACAAATATTTATATATACATTATATTTATCGTGGATATTATACCCTACATCATTATTACTTGAAACTAATTATGAATTTAAAAATATTGTAATTTTTGTAGATTTAATTCTTAAAATATACATATCTATAGTTTTAATGTATAAGTTTAACCCTTGGTTTGGAAAAGGTAGTAAGAATTTTTCAATGTTTGATAGAAAATTAGCTTGGCACGCAGGATTCTTTTTATTTCTATCAACTATGTCAATAACACTTATTAATATTATGCGAAAAATTTATACACCAATTGAAACTAGTATAAAAACTAGTATAAAAAATCATATAGAAAATCATATAGAAAATCATATAGAAAAT